TCGTCGCGGTGACATTGTATTTATTAGCTAGCAAGGGCGCAAAAACGGATGATGCCGCCTGCGCAACAGCATTGTTCGCTACAAGGAGTGCCGCATCATTCGCAGTCTGATAAAGGAGGGCTGTTTGATTATCTGGCTCACCCGCGATTAGTACTGTGTATTCATTCCAGGCATTCGAGGCCTGTGAAAGGAGCTCATCGAGGTGAGCCGCCTTAATAACGGCATCCTGAGCCGCCGCAAGAGCCGCCTGGGCGGCATCGTTGTTCGCCTTAGCCGCTACATAGGCCGTATTTGCTACGTTCAAGGCGAGCTGGAGTTGGAGTGAGGAAGGATCCCCGCGCGCCGCGTCATTGGCCGCATCGAGGGCAAGTGTTGCGGAATCGAGTGCATCCGTGGAATTCTTAAAAGCCGCCAACTTAGCCTCCGCCGCAAGACTTACGTTCATTGTGTCTTGGTCATTCTCCCTTAAACCAAGATTGGCAGCCCCAAGCGCTGTTTGAAGAAGTTCCGTTGTAGCGCCTGATGACTGTAGGAAGGCATTGGCCGAGATGAGAGCAGAGCCAGCAATATCTGTCTGGTAATCAGGGATGGGGAACGCACTACTGACACCACCCTCAGCACGGGCCCAGGCAAACTCACCGGGGTTTGTGTAATTGCGCTTGGGGCCATTGGGGAAGAAGACCGATGAGCCACCTACGCACGTAACATAGGGAGATGAAGCCGGGAACATGATTGTGGGTGACGCAAGTTCACTCTGGTTAGAAGCAAGTCCGTTCGACGGCAATGGGATATCGCCACTCGCTACGCAAATGTTGATTCCGCGCTTTGTCGCAGCAGCAAAGAGATCGTTGATTTCATTCATCTCAGCGATTCCAGCGGGATTGGGGTCATCATTTACCTCAAGGCCAGCATCAGAGGGCGCAACAGGGTTCTTCTGCGTCCAGGATACCTCGGGGGCGCCCCACGAGCAGCAGACAACACTGGGTGTGTATGACTGTCCGTTGCAGACAACGGGGTTGTTTAGAACTGTGTAGAATGCATTGTACATTTCTGAAATGTCGTCACTCGGGGCAATATAGAGAATGATAACCGGAGGTGTATAGACAGGGGCATCGCGACCCTGGTTGATCATTCCGTAGAAGGCACTGACCGTAGCTACGTCGACGGTGTTCTCTAGCGTCGCACCACCATCATCGGCGTTAGGAGCATTGATTGCACCGTTGATAGGTGAAACCAAGATCTGAATGGGCGCACCATTCGCTCCAGAAATATCTGTACATCTCCAGAATCCCGAGTACTTTCCGCTTGATACCGGCTGGCCATAGATACCGCCACCGAAGGAGACGATACCAATGACAGGAGGAGACGCAAGGGGTGTCGTGGGAGGGTAAGGAATCTTGTAGTAATCTCTTAGCGTTAAGAGATTGATGCAGTTCGTGCCCGGTAGGGGACCAAGGTCTGTAGTGTTAGGGGCGGCAGGGGCAGAAATCGTACCTGATGGAGGAGGGTTTATTCCACCAAGAGGGTAGCCGCTAGTTCCGTATAAGCCGGCGGATTTGTTTACCACTATAAATGGCGTAACCTTGCCTAACGATGATGCCATTGCTCTATACTTCTAGATAACATTTTTAAAAGGACATTCAAAAATTCCCCCGGAGAGATAGCAAATAACCCAGGAACATAATAATTCTATCATTAGATGAAGTTAGCAGATACAACAATCATTACTGCTTTTTACCCCTTAGAACATTCAAAGTATGATATCGGAAAGTATAGGGCCTGGATCCAAAATTTCTGTAAAATACCTTCAGCAATGGTTATTTTTACCACAGAAGTCTTTGCTCTTGAACTTTACCAATGGAGGCGTGAAATGTTAGATATAACACAGATTACGGTTCGCCCCTTTGATTCCTTTGCAATGACTTGTCCTGCGATGATGAATTTCTGGGATATACAATGGGAAAACGATTCAGAAAAAGATTTGAATCATCCAGATTTATATGCTATTTGGGCAATGAAACAGGAATGTTCAAGGATTGTAATCAATACTAATAAATTCCAGAGTCGCTGGTTCTGTTGGTGTGATATAGGAATTCAAAGATATGCATCCTTGCAGAAATATTATATGACCTTTCCCTGTGATGTGGAACGTCTTTGTGTTCCAGGAAGAATGACTTTATTGGAGCTCAATCAGATTCCAGATTCCTACGTGCAAAACTGGATCGAAGGAAAACCTATGGAGATTCCAATCCCTGAGAATCTTCTCGGCGGTGGTTGCCTCGTTGGAGATGCAGATGCCTGGTTAGAATTCGGTGAGCAATATAAGGAGATGTTAAAGGAATTTGCCTTACGCGGATGGTTTGCCGGTAATGAGACATCTATATATTTTGCGATGTTAATGGAAAAAAAGGTCAGCCCGTATAGACTTTTTTACGCGAGGCCATTTGGTGATCTACAGATTCCAGGAATTGAGTGGATGTCGTTTCCCGTAATGCTTGGTGGAAATCTAGATGCTGAATTGGATGTAAGATTTGAAGAGATTACCACATAGATATCCTATAAGCATTTCAAGAATCTTCAGAGAGGTATGCTCAAGACTGTTCCCTGGCTTTATGGTACCCTCAACTGGAAAGACACGAACGTTGAAGGCATATTGGCAGAGTTGATATATTAAGGCGATAATTCCAATAATAGGATACCAGGGTGATACAAAGCCAAGTAAAGCATCTAATTATCTTAAGTATTTAGTTCTTTAGTTATTTAGTTTTTTTAGTTTCTAGATTTCTTTGCCGAAGGCAAAGTCTGGTCACGGAACCTTAGTTCCGTGACTTGCCTACCGCAGGTAGGCTTTGATCTAGAAACTTTAGTTTCTAGATTTCTTTGCCGAAGGCAAAGTCTGGTCACGGAACCTTAGTTCCGTGACTTCCATTGCTCACCACAGACATTGCAGATATACAGATTCTTCTTACCAGGTGCATCATATGTCATATAAATCACATCACGCTCCTTGCCCTCATTTGTTGGGCACGTAGCCTTCGGGCAAGGAATCATCTTCATATGGGGAAGCGTATTGTCCTGGCGCGTAAACTCATTAATCATAATCTTAAACGCTTCCGAAGACTTCTGCTGAACCATCGTCTCGGAAATGAGACCACCCGTAGTCTCCACCTCTGTGTAGCCACAGTTCACACAGTTGCGCGTGAGCTCCTGACGATCCTTCCGCGTCTCAGTATCAGTTCCCGCCTTCAAATACAGATAATAATGGCACGTTGGGCAGAACTTCATTGTACTTTATTTACACAGAGTATTTGTGTTCAAATTTTGGACCGCGTTTATTTAGGTGCCTAGAGGCTTTAGGTACCACCCGTAAAATTTAACGCGCCGAAAATCCAGGGGATGAGTACACAATGGCAACCGGGCTAACTCTGAAGTCCTTCTTAGAAGAGCACCGTATTGTTGGAACCACCGATAAACGCGTAGCAACCATCACTGGAATCACCGGCGGCAAGTATTTCATCCAGGATGAAGAGTATCAGGAATTCCTAAATCTCTCTCACGATTACCTCTTCAAGGACAAGGGTCGGCCTCTGAATATGATTGAGATGCCGATGCCCAATGGCCCGAAGCCCTTGTTGATTGACCTGGATTTCAGATATCGCAAGGACCGTTCTCTTGACCATCCCTTTCATATGCAGAATATCAAGGCCTTCGTGGAGAAACTCACGGAAGCTCTCAACACGTTCTTTGATTTGAGCCCCTATGAGACCCTCAGATTCTTCGTCTGCCTCAGACCCCAGGCATACGAGAGCAAGGGTGAAATCAAGGACGGGATTCACATTGAGTGTCCAGATATTGTCTTATCCTTTGAGAAGCAGGGTGTTCTTCGTCGCTGGATGCTGAACCAGGATGCCGTCAATCTGGCATTCAAGGAGACCGGATTCACTAACGGTGTCACGGATATCTATGACGAATCGTGCACGCGTAAGCAGGGGTGGTTCCTTTATGGTGAGAGTAAGCCAAACATTCCAGCGTATGATCTGAAAACGGTCCTCGTCTATACACCTGCAACGGATGGCTGGTCATCTCAGAGCCCATCTGAGTTTGGCACGCGTGAATTAATGGAGCTCTTGAGTATCCGTTACAACCTCGTGGAGGACGACAACGAGGTCAAGGTCGATGTGAAGCCTCTCTATGAGCGTCTAACGAATGCACCTGCGGTTGTCCAGGCGCAGATTCCTAACACCGTTGAACTCAATGCAGACGGCACAAGCAATACGAATGTTCTTGTCCAAGAGGCCTTTGAGCAGCACCAGTATGATGTGAATTTCGAGGAGATTGAGCTGGTCAAGCAATTCGTCAGAAAGTGTCTTTCCCCTGAGAGAGCAGATTCCTATGATTCCTGGCTACGTGTCGGTCTCTGCCTTCATAGCATCTCGCAATCTACAGATATGTTCAACCTCTGGATGGAGTTCAGCGCCAAGTCACCCAAGTCATCAGGGAATGATTTGAACCAGTTGAGACGCCGCTGGGATACGTCAATGAGGAGTGAAGGAAATGGCCGTCGCCTCACTGTCAGAAGCCTCCGTCACTGGGCAAAGGATGACAACCCCATTGCATTCCGTGAGATTCTTGAGCAAGATGTAGCTGAGTATATCCTTCATTGCACGGTTCCTACTCACAACCACGTGGCCCGTATTATGAAGCGAATCTACCAGGACAACTATGCAGCTTCTGTAAGTGTGCGTCACACCGACTGGTACGAGTATAATTCCAATATGCATAAGTGGAAGAAGATTAACCAGGGTATTGAGTTGCGAAATAAAATCAGTTCAAAGGGGGGTGGCCTAGAAGTGACTGACCTCATCCATTCTGCCCGTCAGCGTTTCAAGAATGGTCCAGAATATGCCAAAATGGAACAGATGCAAAATAATAATAAGAGCCTTGAGGCTCTCAATGAGACAACAAAGACTCTCTTAGAGAAGCGCAATGGTCTTCGAGAGGCGAATAAGATCGATGATGCTCGTGATATTGATATACAGATAAAGCAAGCCGAGGAGGCAATCGAGCTTATTACGCGTAAGCAGGAGCTCAATCGTGCCGAGGTACGCGATAAGAAGTTCTCCGAGCTTACTGAGCTAGAGATGAAGCTCTATAACAATGGATTCAAGGAGAGTGTAATGAAGGAGTGCGTAGGTCTCTTCTACGAGGAGAACTTCGAGGCTAAACTGAATGCGAATCCCTTTCGGCTTGGCTGCGCCAACGGGGTGATTCATCTTGATGCAATCAAGCCGAATCCGAATCGACCTGGTGAAATGATGCCGATGTCCAAGGATGCCGGTGATCCTTATAGTTTCTTCCAACCAGGTGCTCCAGAGGATTACATTACCTTCCAGGCTGGCAATGATTCTCCAGAGCACGAGGCCATCCCCTACATCGAATATGACCCGAATGACCCCGTCCAAGCCGAGATTGATGACTTCTTCTCCAAGCTCTTTCCTCGCCCTGAGCTGAAGGAGTGGGTTCTGAAGCTCCTAGCTTCCTGCTTGGAGGGCAAGAATCGTGAGCAGTGCTACTATACCTTCCAGGGTGTAGGTGGTAACGGAAAGTCCAAGCTCGTTGATCTGATGGTAATGACCTTCGGTGATTATCAGTCGTCTCTGCAGTCAACCGCGTTGACGCGCAAACGCCCTGAGTCAGGTGCGGCGAATCCAGATATTATGAGCATCAAGAATAAGCGGTTCATCTATATGCAGGAGCCGGATGACCGTGAGCCTCTCAATACCTCGCGTATGAAGCAGTTTAGCGGTGAGGATGCTGTAGAGGCGCGTGCCTTGTATGGAGACCAGGACAGATTCAAGGTGAGTGGTAAGCTCTTTATGATGTGCAACACGCTGCCGACCATCAATTCAATGGACCGTGGTACGTGGCGGCGTATTCGCCTCATCCCTTTTGAGAGCAAGTTCGTCAATCCTGGCGACAAGGATATCGGGAAGCCGAATGTCTTCCCAAGAGATATGAACTTGAATATCAAGCTCAAGAAGTGGCGTGTGCCCTTCTTCTCTCGGCTCGTGCATATCTATCTGACACAGTATGCCGTCAATGACAATGGAACTCTGGAGCCGGCACCCAAGATTGTTACTAGTGAGTCCGACAAGTACCGTGAGTCCTTCGATTCCTTTGCGAAGTTCAAGGGTAGCCGTGTTCGCCTAGACCGCGCCAGTACCGATACGACGGCGCTGGGCAACTTCTGGAGAGCGTATAAGTATTGGCTAGAGGCTGTCGGTGGCGTTGGCAAGAAGTTGACACAGGCTGAGTTAGTTCGTCGCCTGGAGGACGAGTTCGGTAAGCCAACGGATGGGAAGTCCTACACCGGCATCTTTGTCTTTAACACAGACGAAGAGGTCGAGCAATATGATGAGGACCAGAGACTAATGATGAGAAACTAATCAAGCCAACCGAACAATGAGAGTATATAAAATGAAGGCTAGGATTAGCAAACCCACAAATGTTTTTCCAGCGGTATACGGATTCTGTGTTGTATTATTTATGAAAATCGTAAATACAAGAGTAAAGGCAAAATAAGATACAACAAGCAAGATGGCTGCAAAACCCTGAAGAGTTGCTCCACGTGTTGTTACAGCTGCAGGAGCAGAGGCTTCAAATGCTACATCGCTCGCTTCAGCAACAGGTGCTAAAGTCTGTACAACTGGACTGATTCTTTTTGCTGTATCCATTAAGGAATCTGCGGTGGCCTTTTCTTGTTGCAACATTGTCTTTAAAAAGGCGGTTGGTGTTGCAGCTGGGGTGCCCGTTGTTGTAGTTGTGGCTGTAGATGATGCAGATGTAGATGTCTGTGCACAAGCCGCAGAACCAGAATCTGATGACTGTGAACAAGCAGGATGGGTTATGACTGGAGCAGTTCCGGATTTTAAAATATTCTGAAAAACATTGTCAATATCTGTGAACCCTTCGTGGGTGAACCCTTCGTGGGTGGACCCTTCGTGTGTGGAAGTTCCTTTAAAACTTTTTTCAAATAAGCTGCCCATATTTCTAAATGCCTCTCTAGTTGATATATATGGTGCAAGGTACTCGCCCATTTCTATTATAGGAACCCGATGCAAATCTACCGGTAAGTGCCAAAGTTAAGAACACCCCATACGTTAGGCTGCAAAGCAGCCTAATGATATTGGAGTGTCATAATCTTTGGTGTACTTACCTTAAAGTGAAGTGCTTAATTTAAGCACTTCACGGTAGCCTGATCACGTTGAAGCCGGGCAGTTAATATTTACTGAAGCAGATACTCTATCAGGCTGTGTAGGGAAACGAGACTTGCTCCAATAGCGAGTATTTCTGGCTACAGATGTGTATCTGTAACGAATGATTAGGACTAGAACAAGGATGATACTTGTAATTGTCGTAATTAGGCTAAATAATGCTCCTGAGATAAGCCCATTCATCTTCAAAAATAGAAGTACACCAATGAAGGATAGCGTGACAAAGAGTAGTTGCAAGAAATACAAGGTATCTAACTTATTTGAGTTCGCCCATTCATTCACCTCGTGCTGCCGTACAGACAAATCGTGATTTGAATCAATTGTTGATAATTGCTTTTGGGTAATCGTATCCACGTCAGAAGCCATATTTTTCAAGTCACGTGTGCGTGTAAGATAATACATCACGGATGAAATATTGTTATCGAGTCCGCCTAATTTATCTTTAGAGTCCCTGAAAGTATTCTGCTTCGCAGTTCCTACTTCTGTAAGTGCACCCGCAATTTGAGCTGAAACAAACTCAGATCTCTGGTCTGAAGATAACGATGCTAAATACGATTGAAGTTGTAAATCAGCCCATGCCTTTGACTGGTCTGTAAGTTCTTCTAAAGTCGTAAATGCTTCCTTCATCTATCTGTCCCTCTTAAATTTATCTATGTCATTGATGAATTTAAGATGGATAATTTTATATATTTTTCATTAGGCCTTCGCAGTACGGTATAAGTAAAAAAGCATTCCAATCGCAACGATATTCATAAATCCGTAGACTGCAAGTAAATTCCGGGAAGATGAATTTTTCTCGAGTGTGTAATCAATCATCGCAGATTGTACATCTGTTTCAAGAGACTTACTCTGCAATTGAGTTGAATGACCCTTAAGCGTTTCACGCATCGTATCTAGCTCAGTATTTAGCTGATTGACACCTCCAGCTGATGAACTATAATAGCCATTCAAGCTTGCACTACGAGACTTAATGAGTTCCTGCATAACTTGTAAGATTTGGTTCAACTTAGAATTGATTGTACCCGCAGCTGCCCTTTGGATAGTATAATCCGCAGCAGCCGTTCCAGTCAATGCCGTTGTACTGGCTGCCTTTGTTAAAACTTCATTCAATACCCACAAATACCGCTTATAGTAAAAACAATATTCCTTTTCCATATTTGATCTTACTATGGCAGCCTTCGTCTTAAAGACTGATGCCGGGTCCATATTATTTGGATCAAGCGTTGAAGGGGCTGTTGCTGATTTACTTGTTAAAAGTGTCGCAACCTGGGTTGTAAGAGCGGCAGGTCTAACAATTAAAGTTGTTGCATCCATATCACCTGGTACAGCAAAGCCTGTTCCGCTATTGGGTAAGCACGAGTCAGTTGCTGGACTAAAAGATTGATTGTAATTTGCTGGACCGATTGTTTCCATGTTTACTGAACAAAACGCCATTCTTCTACTAATTATGGTTTATTTGTATTCTTCTCCTTATAATACAAAAATACGAAGATAACTAAGGCCGAGGCTAAGGCTGCCACTACACCACCGAGTATCATCGGGTTCTTATAGAAGGGAACTGATGCAACACCTGCCGGGGGGCTAAACCGCTGTACAAGACTCTGTGGTAAATTAAACTGGCCTGTGAATCCTAACATTTGAAAGACTAAAAAAATACTGAACAAGGACAAAAATACACCCGCCGTCAATATATAAGGTAAGGATGTAAGTCTGAATTTTGGAAAGATTCCATATAAGCTTTCTCTAGGCGCAATAGACTCTTCTGGATGAACACGCTCATTCAAACGATCCTCATTGGCAAGAGTATCCTGTGAATTCGCAATCGTTGATGAGACCTTATTCAAGTAAGTTCTTAAATTTGTATTGATGTCATTGAGAGTGGCATAATACGTAGCAATCGGTGCAAAGGCTGATTGAACAGCAGTCTTATTTGCATCCGTTGTCGTTGTGTGATATGTATTAATCGCTCGATCTAGATTTGATACCTTTGTATCTATGTCAAGTGATGGAAGAGATTGATATTGTGTTAAAGCATCTTGAAAATGTATTTGTGCACTTGGCATTCGGCCTATCTATTTAAGGTGTGCAATAACGATAGACAATATATTCACCCGCCGACGGACTTGGTCTAGTAATCTTAATTAGGTCACCAGGGACTGCTCCAATGACACGTGTGATTGGGTCATCGTGATAACGAATGAGAGGAAACTGACTCTTCTGCGTAACGTAGAGCTCCTTCATTAGAAGCTCGTGCTGCTCCTTCGGAATAATCTCGTGCTTCGGAACAAGATAATGCGTCAAGGGATTCATCTGAAAACTGTCCATATAGAAGAAGGACAACCGGAGATTTCGTACTGCCCAAGCATTAATCGATGCCTGATTGAAGACCGGAACAACCGGCTCATTAATTAAGCAAATCACCGATGTCTGTGCAGGATCCACCGGTGACCCTAGCTTATCTGGCTGCCTTGAAGATGCATCGGGTGCGGCTCCAATGGGAGTATCCAGAGATGTAATGAAGCCTGGAAGCTTCTGCTTAATACGAGCAAGAAAGACGTAGACGCGAACCGTAGGAGTCGGCACCGTCATACCCTCGCGCGCCTTCACCGTGAACTCAAGAGCCTTTCCATTCGAGGTGGCCGCAAGAGCCTCGCGAATTTCCTCGGGTCCGAACTTCTCTGCACCTACCGTATCATAACCGCGATCACGTAAGACATCAAGGATTACCTGACGTGATCTAAATACTTTTTCTACAAATTGGGCCATACTAAACTATCTATATAGTTTTGAATCAAATTTTTAGGCAGGTTGTTCAGTGGAGTGTTTAACTACCCTTAATCACATTGATTCTTGTATTGGAATCCACCGATGGCTGCGAAGCTCCCTCTGCCGAGCCAAAGGGTTGATTCGAGCGTCTCTTCAAGGTGATTCCACGCTGCGGTCTAGGGCCCTGAAACTGCTGATTTCCGAATTGTTGCATTGACATATCATCTGTTGGAATCGCAATGGTTGGAGGCGCTCCTGGAACTCCAGAGCTATACATCTGCGCAGCCGATGGAAGTGGTGCCGCATATACAGCCGGAACCGAGCCCATATTGATACCTTGCTGCATTTGTTGAGGATATTGTTGCATCTGTGGCTGAGCATACATCTGTTGCTGAGGGTACTGTCCCATTTGCATCATTTGTG